AATTAAACAAATTAAGAAAACAATATAATGAAACAATTGCTACTATTGATAGTATGTCTAATGACAAGCTTGTTGAGTTTCTCACAAACCGGTATAAATAAAGATTCTTTAATTTGTATTCCTAGAGGTGTTTTAGTTGAGGTAGTCACAGATCTAAGTTTATGTGATTTATATAAAGAAGAAGTAGAGTCTCTAAAACAAGACACTACTGAACTTAATGAAATTATCTTTTATAGAGATTTTATAATTTCAAGAAGAGATGAAGAAATAAAAGCTTATAAATCAACTTTAGATAGTTGTAATGTTTCTCGAGCCAGTTTAGAAACTCAAAATCAAACTTTAAAAACTCAACTAAAAGAAAACCAAACAAGAATAACTTCTTATAGAAGAACTATAGGAGTATTATCATTATTTGTTGTTAGTTTATTTGTATGGGAGATAAATGAAGATAAATGAGTGACTTAAAAAAAATAATTAGGGAAGAATACCTTAAATGTGCCCAAGACCCAGCACATTTTATGAAAAAATATTGTATGATTCAACACCCTCAAAGAGGTAGAGTTAGTTTTCATTTATACCCATTCCAAGAAAAAGTTTTACATTTAGTTAGAGATAATAATTATACCATTATTAATAAATCCCGTCAGTTAGGTATATCAACCTTAACAGCGGGATATTCTCTTTGGTTAATGATCTTCCATAAAGATAAAAACGTACTTTGTATAGCTACTAAACAAGATACAGCCAAGAATATGGTTACTAAAGTACGTTTTATGTATGATAACTTACCTAGTTGGCTTAAAGTTAACGCTATTGAAAATAACCGATTATCTCTAAGATTAGAAAATGGATCTCAAATAAAAGCAGTAGCTGCATCAGGTGATGCGGGTAGATCTGAAGCAGTTTCACTTCTACTAATTGATGAGGCCGCTTTTATTGAACAAATTGATGAAATTTGGGCTTCAGCTCAACAAACCCTAGCAACTGGAGGTGGTTGTATAGCTTTATCTACCCCTTATGGTACTGGTAACTGGTTTCATAGAACTTGGACTAAAGCTGAGTCTAATGAAAATGAATTTCTTCCTATTAGATTGCCTTGGTATGTTCATCCTGAACGTGATCAATCTTGGAGAGATAGACAAGATGAATTACTAGGTAACCCCCGATTAGCTGCCCAAGAATGTGACTGTGACTTTAACACCTCAGGAGATATTGTTTTCTATCCTGAATATTTAGAGTTTATAGAGCAAACAACTATTAAAGAACCAATTGAAAAAAGAGGGGCTGATAAAAATTTATGGATTTGGGAACCTGTAGATTATTCAAGATCTTATATGATAACTGCTGACGTAGCTCGGGGTGATGGTAAAGACTATTCTGCTTTTCATATTTTTGATATTGAATCAAATGTTCAAATTGGAGAATATAAAGGCCAAATAGGTACTAAAGAATTTGGCCATTTATTAGTAGGTATAGCTACAGAATATAATAATGCTTTATTAGTAATTGAAAATGCTAATATTGGTTGGTCTACAATTCAAGTTGTTATAGAAAGAGAATATAGAAATTTATATTACTCTCCTAAATCCCAAGATGTAACCGCTGAAACTTACATGAGAAATTATGCTAATAACCAATCTCAAGTTCCTGGTTTTACTATGTCTATGAGAACAAGACCTATGATTATAGGTAAATTTCAAGAGTATGTTTCTGATAAAAGTGTAACTGTTCAATCTAAAAGGTTACTTCAAGAAATGAGAACATTTATTTGGAAAAATGGTAGAGCTGAAGCTCAAACTGGTTATAATGATGATTTGATAATGAGTTTTGGTATTGGGTTATATGTTAGAGATACTGCTCTTAAATTTAGACAACATGGTTTAGATATGTCAATAGCTGCACTAAATGCCTTAACCAAAACTCAAACCCCATACCAAGGAGCTTATTTTGCTACAGGTCGTGATAATCCATACGCTATGGATAATGGAAAAGGAGGAACTGAAGATTTTAGGTGGATTTTTTAATATTTATTCATATATTAATATACAATGGCTGATACAAGCGTATTTACAAGACTAAAAAGATTATTTTCTACTGATGTTATTATCCGTAACACTGGAGGTACTTCTTTAAATGTCCTTGATTTTAACCAAACACAAGTTGCGGGTCAAATCAATACTAATTCTTTATATGATAGATATACCCGTCTTCATACTACCAATGCTTCTCCTATTTACAACCCTGGTCTTAACTACCAGACATTAAGAGTCCAATTATATTCTGATTATGAAGCTATGGATACTGATGCTATTGTAGCTTCAGCTTTAGATATATTAGCTGATGAATGCTCTCTTAAAAATGAGATGGGTGAGGTTTTAACTATTAAGAGTAGTGATGAAAAAATTCAAAGGATTCTATATAATTTATTTTATGATATCCTAAATATAGAATTTAATTTATGGATGTGGACTCGTCAAATGTGTAAATATGGTGACTTTTTCCTTAAATTAGAAATCGCTGAAAAGTTTGGTGTGTATAATGTAATTCCATACACAGCTTATAATATTATTAGAGAAGAAGGATTTGATAAACAAAACAGAGACAAAGTTCAATTTAGATTTGATCCTGATGGCTTAAGCGGTGGTGGAAGTTTAGGTGGGTATTACGGTGGGTTAATCAGTCCTAATAGTTCTACATCAACTGGGGCTAATATGGTCATATTTGATAACTATGAAATCGCCCACTTTAGACTACTATCAGATGTAAGTTATTTACCTTATGGTAGAAGTTATATTGAACCCGCTCGTAAACTATTTAAACAATATACTCTTATGGAAGATGCTATGTTGGTTCATAGAATAGTTAGAGCACCTGAAAAACGTATTTTTTATATCAATATAGGTAATATCCAACCTTCTGAAGTAGATGGTTTTATGCAAAAAACTATCTCTAAGATGAAACGTACTCCTTACATTGATCAATCAACAGGTGATTATAATTTAAAATTCAACATGCAGAACATGCTTGAAGATTTCTTTATACCTGTAAGAGGAGGTGATTCAAATACTAAAATAGACACACTGCAAGGTCTTCAATATGACGGTATAACAGATGTTGTTTACTTAAGAGATAAGTTATTTGCCGCTCTCAAGGTCCCAAAAGCTTTTATGGGGTATGACGAAACAACAGAAGGTAAAGCTACTTTAGCAGCCCAAGATATTAGATTTGCTCGCACTATAGATAGAATCCAAAGAATCATCATTTCAGAATTATATAAAATTGCTATAGTTCATTTGTACACTCAAGGATATGATGGTGAAAGTTTAACTAATTTTGAATTGGGCTTAACAACACCTTCAATTATATATGATCAAGAAAGAGTAGCTTTATTGAAAGAAAAAGTTGATTTAGCTAATACTATCTTAGACAACAAACTTCTTCCATCTGATTGGGTATATGATCATCTGTTCCACTTTAGTGAAGATGAATATGTTGAATATAGAGACTTAGTTAGAGAAGATGTTAAACGTAAATTTAGATTAAACCAGATTGAGAATGAAGGTAACGATCCATTAGAATCTGGTAAATCTTACGGAACACCTCACGATTTAGCTACTCTATACGGTCAAGGTAGATATTATACAAATAATGAAGTACCAGCGGGATATAATGAGAAAGCTGAGTTGGGAAGGCCAAAAGAAAAGGCTTCAAGAATAGGTACTCAACAAGATGCTTTTGGTAAAGATAGATTAGGTGTTCTTAGAATGAAAGACCAAGATAAAAATGATTCTGATTCAATAAGACCTAATTATAAAGGTGGTTCTCCTTTGGCTTTAGAAGCTAAAGCTATATATCATAAAAATAAAAATTCTTTAAAAGATTTACCAATTAATAGAAAACAATTAGTATTTGAGAGTGATAAACAAAAAGAATCACTTCTTGATGAAAATCAAATTAAAGAGTAATACTTCTATAATATTTATAAAAAACCTATGATTAAATGGGGATCAAACACTCTAAAATAAAAAACACAGGTCTCCTGTTTGAGCTGTTAATTAGACAAATCACAGCTGATACTTTATCTGGGAAATCTTCTCCTTCCATAGATATTTTAAAGAAAACTTTTGCTAAAACTGAGTTAGGGAAGGAATATAAATTATATGAGACCTTATTTAAACAAAAAAGTATAACTGAAACTAAGGCTAATATAGTAATTAATACTGTATTAGAAGCTTCTAAAAAATTAAATAGATCTAAGTTAAGAAGAGAAAAATATAATCTTATCAAGGAGATAAAAAATTACTATGATTTAGAAGAATTTTTTAATCATAAAGTATCTAACTATAAAGAATACGCTGCTTTTTATACTCTCCTAGAAATCTACAACTCAGACAAAATTTCTGAGACTAATCAGATAATAGATAATAAGTTAACTATACTAGAAAGCCTTACTCAAACTCAAGTTAATAAAACTAAAGTTAAAGAAGATTTATTAGAAGAGTTTAAAAAGTATGATAAAGATTTAAGAGTACTTACCTATAAGGTGATGCTAGAAAAATTTAATGGTAAGTATGCTAATTTAAATGATTCCCAAAAAGACATTTTAAAAGAATTTATTAATTCTATTGATAATGCTCCTAAATTAAGAGAATTTTATAATCAAAAAATTAATGAAGTAAAAACTTCACTAAAAAATTCTCTTCCTAAAATAACCAACCCGGCTGTTAAAATTAAATTAAATGAAATTTTATCTCTTGTTTATGAAGTAGATAAAACAGCTAAGGTTAAAAATGATGATTTAGTAAATTTACTCCAATATTATGAACTCACAGAGGAACTTAAAAGAATTCATTAAGAATTATTTACAAGAAATTTCTTCAACTGGTGGGGCTGGTGGATATCTTTCTAAATATTTTATAGCTAAAAAACCTTTATCTTTTAAAGATACAGAATACTCTAAATTAGGTTTTAAACCAGTTAATAGAAAAAAATTAGCTAAAAGTTCTAAAGTATATGATTATAGAGACCTTTGGGGATCTACTTATGATAATTAATATTTATTAACATGAAGGCACTTCAAACCCAATATAACTTAATTAAAGAAGGAAAAGGACATAAAGACGTATTTGTAAAAGAAGCAAAACGTATATTCCCAGATATTATCCCAAACTCAGCTGGGTTTGATCAAACTTCTACTTTACTCAAAAATAAAAACATTATAGCGGAAAATATATTTCCTCTAATCCCTTCTTCAAACCTAAATCCATTTTCTACTTTTGATAAATTTTTAAAAGAAGAAGAAACTAAAGCTGAAGCTAAAAAAACTTCTAAAGAAGTAGAAGAGGATTTAGCTAAAACCTATGATTATTCTGATAAGAAAAATTTAGATAATCAAATCTTTGACCAAGTGTTAAATGGTATTAGATTTGAAATTGAACAAGATCCTGAGCTTACTTTAGAAAAGGCAACTGAAAAGGTAAAGAAAAACTTAAGTAAAAATCCTTTATTTTATTTAGAAAATGCCGCTTTTGGTATTAAAGGTTTAGGATATACTAAAGAAGCACCAGGTTTGGGAGAACCTAAAGAAGCTAAAGGTAAATATAAATCATCCGGATACGGTAACTTAAAAGAAAATAAAAATATGAAACTTGTAGACTTATTAAGAGAAGGAGCTCAAGAAGATCTTAAAGAAGCAGATAAAATTGGTGAAGTAGCAGCTTTAGAAGCTAAAATTAACTTTTTAGAAGGTAAAATTAAAAAGTGCTATGAAACCATGACCATCTTTGAAAGAGATGATGTTAAAGAATTTGTTGATAAAAAAAGACAAGCAGAAATAAAAAAAGAAGTTAAACTTCTTGAAAGAGCTAAAGTTCAACTTGAGAAAAAATATGATAAACTCAAAGGAACTGTAGAAGAAGTTGATGACACTATTGACGAATCTGATTACGATTATTAATGAAACAAGTCCTTATAGACACTCAACTTTTTCATCTTTCTCCCCAACAACTTAGTGAAGCTAAAGTTGTAGGAGGAAATCTTATGGTTGAAGGAAGACTCCAAACAGCAGAAACCAAAAACGGTAACGGAAGACGTTATCCTAGAGAAATCTTAGAAAGAGAAGTTGAACGTTATAAGGACGGCCCTATTAGAGAAAACAGAGCCTTAGGAGAATTAGACCACCCAGACTCTCAAATAATAAACTTAAAAAATGTCTCCCATAATATTAAAGATATATGGTGGGATGGGAATGATGTTATGGGAAAGATAGAAATATTACCTACCCCTTCTGGTAATATTTTGACTCAATTATTTAAAAATGGTATTACTGTTGGTGTTTCATCCAGAGGTATGGGTAGTTTAAAACCTATTGGAGAAACACAGGAAGTTCAAGATGATTTTGAACTTTTATGTTGGGACTTTGTTTCAACACCTTCAACACCTGGTGCTTATGTTCATCCTATTAATGAAAGTTTGAACCTAACCAGTGTTAATTATTCAAAAATAAACGAAATTATTACAGAAATACTCTGTAATAATGGGCAGTGCCCAATAAATTTTTAAGAAAGTCATATTTTGACTTTTCCTGTTATATGTATTAACATAATATGCTACCAACCTACTTTATG